ACGTATAGACCAAGCGGACGCAGATAGGGCCGTAATAAAACATCAGAATAAAGTGTTTTCTACAATACTCTCACCGGGAAAATTAGAAGCACAATATAGGGAAATATCTGAACTAAGAACTGAAATGCGAGTCGTACATAAAAATTTAGATGCACTGGCTCATATGCACAACGGAAGACATCCGTCAGTTAAAGGAGATTAAATATGTCTTATGGTAAAGTAGCGTATAAAACTCCAAAGAAAAAAAAGAAAAAGACAAAAAAGAAGAAAAAATAATGTCTAAGGGAATAAAGCATTACTTCCGTGATGGCAAGTTGCATAAAGGTGGTACACATAAGATGCCGAATGGAGAGCTACACTCCGGGGCAAGGCATACTAATTCCAGTAAAAAACTTGTTCACTTTAAAGACTTATCAAAAACTGCTAAAAAGAAAGCTAAAGCAAATGCCTAGTTTTGGAAACCGGAGTTTAGAGGCATTAGAGACTGTAGATATCCGTATCTCCAAGGTTCTCCATGAGGCAATTAAACATTATGATTTCTCTGTACTTGAGGGTCATAGGGACGAAGAGACACAGAATAAATACGTAGAGACAGGGGCAAGCAAACTTAAGTTTCCCTACTCAAAACACAATAAGTACCCATCGTTAGCTGTAGATATTGTCCCTTATCCTGTTGATTGGGAAAACCTACATAGATTTAAAGAGTTATCAAAAGTTATTAAAGATGCATGTGAAGTCGTAGGTGTAGATACTCTGTCCTGGGGTTATGATCTCTGGAAGTGGGATATGCCACATTGGGAACTTGAGCGATGATCCCGTTTATTGGTCCAATTATCTCAGGTATCTTTGGTGTAGGTAAACAGTATCTCTCTAATAAAGCCGAGAAAGCTCAAGCTAAACATGAGCAAGAAGTAGCTGTAATTAAAGGTGATCAAGAGTGGGATCAAATTCAGGCAGCTAATAGTCGTGAAAGTTGGAAAGATGAGTTTCTTACAATTGTAATTACGTCCCCCTTCGTAGCCATGTTCATAGCGTCAGTTTTTGGTGACATGGGAATGGTGGAGCGAATATCGGACTCATTTATTATTCTACAGACTAACGTACCTGAACAATATTGGACACTTTTGTACGTAGCATTTGCAGCCTCCTTTGGAGTTAAGGGTGTGATCAAAGGTGTTAAAACTTATGTTGATGGGAAGAAATAATGGCATTTAGACAACTTATTAATAGTGTCCTACGGAGACTTCGGGAGGACACCATCACTTCGGATTGGTCAGGAGATATTCTTGATGCCACCGATGTAGGTGACTATCAACAACTAATCTCCGAACTAGTGAATGAATCCAAACAGGTCTGTGAAGATGCCTGGAACTGGGGGGACCTACGGACCATAGAGACAGTGACTACAGCGGCCAGTACAGCCTCCTACACCATGAGTAACCTTAATAACCGCTCTAGAGTTCTCCAGGTCATTGACGATACAAACGATGCAGTCCTGACTCAAATGTCAGATAATTCGTTCTATAATTACACCTACGTAGGCACCTCTCAAACAGGGTCACCTACGTTTTACCGTATGAAGGGGAATGAAATTTCCTTCTGGCCCACTCCAGACGCAGTCCTAAGTGTACGTGTCCATGCAGTACAGCCTCAGAGTGACCTGACGACGGCGGCACAGGCCCTTACAATCCCGGATAACGTTGTTGTCCTAGGCGCTTACGCCTTGGCTGTAAATGAACGAGGGGAGGACGGAGGCACTTTAAGTGACGCAGCGGCCTCTAGGTTCTCTCAGGCCCTTACGGACGCTATCTCTCAAGATGAACTTAGAACAGTAAATGAGTCTACTTGGTATGTCGGCTAAAGGTCTAACCCCAGTAGTCCTTAGTGGACTTGGTTCTGCCGGTCTAAACACTCAATCCCAAGACGCTACACTGGGTCCGGAGTGGTTAACCGAAGCAGATAATGTTGTCTTTGATTTTCAAGGACGTATTGCAGCCAGAAAAGGTATCAAACAAGTCTCCAAGATAGTAGCTTCCTCCATTAAGACCATTGGGGGATACATTAAACCAGACCGTACTAGGGAGTACTTTGGTGGATCAGGCGCTACAGTGGTTAAAATGGACACCACAGTTATTCCTCATAGTCTCACTACTCAAAGCTTCTCAGGGACACCTCAGACCATTACGGACAGTGATTGGCAGTGGGTTAACTTTAATGATGAGTTCTGGGGTGTCCAAGATGGACATACCCCCATTAACTACGACGGGACTAACTGGTACGATATAGATGACTTAGGTGCCTATGCTGCGCCTACAGGACCGACTACCTTTGACCCCTCATGCGCTCTTGGTGACTTCGGACGTATGTGGTACGGGGGGATCACTGAGGACCCAGGTACAATCTATTACTCAGACAACCTTATCGGTGAGAAACTCACTGGTGGTGCCGCGGGTATCTTGAACCTTCGGACAGTATGGGGAAGTGATGAGATTGTAGGGATTAGCTCCCTTGAGGACAAGATTGTCTTCTTTGGTAAGCAGAACATTGTGATCTACAGTGGTGCCGGTAATCCCGCTACTATGGTCCTAAGTGAATTGATTAGAGGTACTGGTCTGGCCGGTAGGGACAACGTAGGGACCCTGAGTGCTGATTTGGTCTTCCTGAGCTACGAAGGGCTTATGTCCCTTAAACGGCTAACTCAGACTGACGGTAAGGCCCCTATTGACGATCTGTCCATTGCAGTACGTAATGACTTAACACGTATCCTCTCTACGTCCACAGTGAGTAACATTAAGAGTGCTTACTACATGGAGGACGGTATTATAGTTACCTTCATGCCCGATGATCAGAAGGCCTATGTGTTTGATTTTGCTACGTCACAGAAGATACCTAGGATCACTGTATGGGCCTTTACCTCAACGGCTGCTTCCCCTTTGTGTGGCTTAGGGACCATTGACGGTAAGATGTACATGGGGATGACTGACTCCATAGCTGAGTACGCTGGTTATTACGATGTTACCATTAGTGAGTCCACGGGGACCTATGGAAACCAAACAGTCTGTGAAGCAGCAGGGGACACATGGGAAACATCAACTTGTTGGTCATACACTAATTCGGACTATAGCTACACATTTCAGTCTTCTTGGTTAGACTTAGGTAACCCTGTAGTCTCTAAGATTGTTAAAACTGGACTGTTTACGTTTGTAGGGGGACGTGGTGCCACTGCTGAGGTGTTTGTCTTTAAGGACTACGAACTAGGTTCTCAGTTCTCACATTCGTTTACATTGACTAACTCAGGGACTGTGTATCTCTATGGACAACCTGATGCTCTATTTGGTACAGCTATATATGCATCGACTACAGGTCCTCAGGAATACCGGATACCTCTAGGACGCACAGGTAAAGTGATCCGTCTTAAGCTGGTCACCACAGTTTCAGGTAACTCTTCAAGTCTAGTGAATACAACACTTTTGACAAAACAAGGTAAGATTAGGTAAAGAAGGAATAAAATAATGGGATGGTTAAGTGGTATTGCGAATTTTGCTAATGATATATTTAAGACATCTTTAACAGCTAGTGAGGTTGGTGGAGGTTTAGCAACTCTGGGTGGGGGTCTCCTTGGGGGCGGCTTAACTTATCTTGGGGCTCAAGATAGCGCAGACGCAACCTTAGCAGCCGCGCAGATGCAATCCGATGCTCTACGTGCGAATGCCCAAGCAGCGGCTGTGGCGGCACAACCGTACTCAGTAGGTTCCTTGGCCGGTACAGCTTCCTTTGACAACGATACAAAGACTGCTTTACTTAATCTTTCCCCTCAGTTGTCTCAGATTTACCAAGGGTCTTTGGACCGCGCAGGACTCTTTGGTGGTCAAGCTTCGATTTTAGGTGCTGATCCATTTGGTGCTGCAAATGTCTTCTATGATCAACAACAACAATACTTCCAACCTAGGGAAGATAAAGCCAGAACTGATCTTGAAACAAGGCTATTACAACAGGGACGCCTAGGGTCCTCAGGTGGTGCTTATCAAACGGGTGAATTAGAACGAGGTATCCTTGAGGCTCAACAGCAGAGACAAACTCAGTCATTTGGACAAGCTCAGTCCTTAATTGAGTCTCTCCTTGGTCGTGAGTCTGCTGACATTGGTCAAGCAATTGGTCTCATGAATATACCGCTACAGCAAGCTCAACTTGGGCGAGGCATAGGCGGTGACCTTGGTGGAGCAGCGGAAGCTGGTCTTGCCTCTAGGGCTGAGGCAGCTAAGGGCCTTGCCCAGGCTAACGCATTCTCACCCATGGGTAATGCCTTGAGTGGCCTAGGTGGGCTCTTTATGGATAACCTTCGTCCACAAAAGGGTAACTAATTATGCCAATACATGGTCTCACTGGTGCAGATATCCCTACTTGGTTAGAGGATTGGTTGTTGTCCCGGCAAGGGGGACAAGGTTCTACCGCTGTGCAAAACGGTCTACTGCCTGGGGCTGTGAATTTGTTTGACCAAATTGGTAGTAGGAACACTGAAGAGGCGTGGTGGGGAGACGATGGGGACGGGGGTGATGATAATGATCCAGGCCCCACAGGGGGTGTTAATGGGGCTAACGGACCTGCTTCACAGGCTGCTGCTGTGGCCGACGCGGCATTTAGTCCAGTGGCTGATGTGGCGGCTTTATTTGGTGGACTCTTAGGATCAGCCGTTAAAGGTGCTGCCCGCACGGCTTCTTTAGAGTCAATGAAAGAACAATTAGAACTGGAAGATAAATGGGGGCAACCAATACAACCCAACTGGTTTGAAAGTTTGAAGGAGGCTACATTCAATAATCCGTTTTCTGCGTTAACTCCACCTGAACAATTGCTGGCACGGGATATAGGGGTATTTGGAGGTCTTGGAGGGGGAGGGACCGGGTCATCTCCTGATGAAGACGACGAGAATTATGCCGTACCTGAATTTACCGCTGAGTACGGGGGGACTGATGACGACGATACAATAGGAGACCCTCCCGATCTAGGCCAAGACGACACTGTAGGGGAAAGTGATGATGGAGACCCTGGTGGTAGTGGAGGAGGCGGTGGTACGATGGGTGGAGACGACATGAACGCCTATCATCACGGCGGTTATGTTGCCGATGGGGATAAGGGAACCTTCCGTGGTAATGTCCCAGTAACTCTCCAAGAGGGGGAGTATGTAATGCCTAGGTACGCCGTGGATAAATTTGGTATTGATTTATTCGATAATCTTCGTTTTGAAGCTAACCCCCATACTGAATTTAAAGTATCCGATGGCGAACTAAAATCATTAAAGGAACAATCGTTCCGACGTAAACAAGAGAACGGGACTCCCGCAAGTCCTCATACTATAGAACAAGGTTTCGAGAAATATGCGAGGGAGAAGTCAAAGACAGTCCCTCAGTTCAGGAGTAAAAAATAATGGCTAGACAACCATTCCAAGGGTTATTTCAAGGGCAGTCCGTAGGGGACGTTATGAGCCTACGAAATAAAGAGCGTGATACTCGTATTCGACAAGCCTTTGCTGACTCCGCTGGAGCCGGTGGTGGTTTCTTTGCTAACCGTATGGCTAAATTAGCTCAACAGCAGCAAGAAGCCATTAGAGGTGCTGGTCAACACATAGGGTCTTATTTTGCCCCTGGTTTAATTAACGAGGACCCTAGGCTCACTAAGGCTCGTAAGCGGGATACGGATAAAGTTGAGATTCAAGAGATATTAGGTAAATTCACAGACCTTTCAAGTGACGGAGGTCCTGATATAACAGAGAAGGAATTACAGATAGGTTTCTCTGAGTTAATGAAACGTGGGTATCCTGAGGAAGCCCAACGATACCTTTCTATGTCTCAATCAAAGGGTGGTGAACGGAGAGCCGATATAAAGAGTGGATTAGAACAGGATAAATTTAAATTAGATAAATTCCTTGGTAAAGAAGGTATTGATATACAGAGAGGCAATTTAGCTATAAATCAATTTAACGCTAGACATAGACAAAAAATTGATTGGGCTACTCTTGATGTCAAGAAAGATGATTTAAAAACTAAACGAGATATTTCTTACGCTCAACTAGCATGGGATAAAAACAAATTCG